GGCCGGGCTGCTTTCGCAGCGCAATCCCGGGGGGCTGTCCCTCCGTGGTATTGCAGTGTCTACGGGCTGGTGTTCGTCCGGAGCGAACCGCTCCGGAAAGAACCGCCCGTTGGGCGGTTCGAACCTGCGCTTTTCGTTTTCCGGGGGTTGGTGTTTTCAGAGCGCGTCACATGCGCGTGCGCGCGAGGCACCAACCGTTTTGACCCTTCGGCAGCTCCGTTCCACGGGCAGCGTTTCGGGGGTGGTCCTCTGCGCTTTTTCGTATCCGAGAGCCGGTAGAAAAAAGACCACGCCTAGCCTCTGATGAGTCGTTGAACTAATAGCTATCGTTTTGCAGGTCCGACTTTTAATTCCCCCGGTGCGACGGAACACGCCACCACCCCGGAAACATTGGAAAGTGTATTGAGAACGTGGAGTCGTTCTACAATCCGATAAGCTGGTGCGGAGAAGGCGGGGCAGATTGGGACCTGTCAACCAAGAATCGGCAGTTGACAGTGGATTTTGTGGCTTAAAAACCGGCGGCAGTGAATTCCCCCTCCGCCTGGAAACTACTGCGCGACCATCCTCCAGCCCTCATCCGACTCTTTTCGCGGCGGGTGTTTGCGCCGAAGCACGTGCGGGCGGTCTCGATTCAGGAGATCGCGATTGCCTCGGGGATTCCCTTGGCCCGGGTGAAGGAGATCGCCCAGTCCGTGACGTGGGATGACATCACGATCCTGGAGGCCGAACGCTTTTGCGTCGGCTGCAACTTCGATCCGTTGAACCCCGTGCATCGCAACCGACAGTCCGCCTACGAACGCACATGCAAGACCCGACCCCATCGACTGGAATTCCTGCTCCGGGCCCCGTGGTGGGAGAGCGAATTGAAACCGCTGATCGAAAAACTCCGCCGCGCAAAAAACTCGACCCCATCTACGAGCGCCGGAAACGCCGACCGGGCAAGAAGCCTCAGCGCGGCGGGATGAAGTGGGAGACCGACCCATGCAACTCGGCAATGTACCGCCGGATTCAGGCCCGGGTTCAGGCGATCAAAGCCAAGGGCTGGCGCAAGGTGACGGACGAAGACCGCGCGACGCTGGCGAAACTCGCGGCAGCGAAGCTCCTCATCAAAAGCCACCGGAGATGGCAGGCGGCCATCATCAAGGCGAAGCTGATTCGCCGGCATCTGGGGCCGAAGTACATGGCGATGTCCCTGCCCCCGAACCCGCTCACAAGAAAGGCGTGGCGCCGCCTCCTCGGCGAACCAATGCGGACTGCATCCGCGCCCTCGAACTTTCCGGCTACGACTACAACGTAGCGGCGATCGCGCTGGGGATGGACGTCAGTAGCCTGCGCAGTCGGGTCAGGGACATGACCCCCGCGGAGAAGTCGTTCACCCTGGTCGAACCAGATATCCCGACCCGCATTTCAACTATGGTACGCGAGCGCGATGAGAACATTCCCGGCCCGCTGGATGCGTCGCTGGGCGAACAAATCATCCGGCTGAACCGTGAGATCCTGCGCGATGGTCTGAGCCGGGCGGGCATCAAACCGGAGACGATTGAGAAACTGAAGGCCTTCGATGGGTTCGCGACCTCCGCCGGCGACTTCCTCCTGGCCTCGCTCGATCTGTCCCACCGCTCGATGGTGTACCTGATGGTGACACTCCTCGAGCAGGCCGACCTGATCAAGCGGGACTACCTCTCGGACGGCGGCAAGACCATCGACGAGGAGACCCGGCTCGGCTGGCAGGATGCGTACACCGACATCGTGGATCAGGTGGGCCGCTGTTACGATCGGACGCTGGTCGGCACGCAGGCGATGGCCCGGATGCTCGGCACCGACAAGGGCGATAAGAAGGCCAGGAAGCCAGGATTCAAGGCGCTGCGGCGAATCGAGGAGCAGCTCGGGAAAAATGGTAAAGCTCCACGCCAACCTGTTTGAGGAACTGGGCAAGCGGGTCATCGCGCCGGAGCCGCCACCGCCGCCCAAGAAAACGGACAAGCCCGACAAGGGATGGGAACCCCTCCTGGGCCCGGCCCAGCAGGAATCGTTCGATTCCACGGCGCGCTACATTCTCTGCCACGGGGAGAAGGGGTCGGGGAAAACCATCGGCTTGTTACATAAACTGGTCCGGCATTGCTACGAGAACGAGAACGCGCTCGCGCTGATTCTGGTCCGGATCAAGTCGATGGCGACCAAGGGCGGCGCGTGGGACAAACTCATGGGGCACGTGCTGCCGCGGTGGAAACACGGCAACCGCGACGAGAAGGGCAACGCCATCGATGAGGGCCTCGATATCGAATACACCGACGTCAAATTCGATTCGCAGCACAACGAGTACATCTGGATCTCGAACGCGCACGGCAGCTGGTCCATGGTGGTGCTGGTCTCCGCGCCGCACGCCAACCAGCTCCGCGATCGGATGCGCGGTTACGAGCCTTCGATTGCGCTGGTGGATGAGCTGACCAGTTGCGACAGCATCGAGTATCTGCGCGCGGTCGCGATCCAGATCGGCCGGCGCGAAGACATCCAGGGGCCGCAGCAGTACATGGCCGCCTGCAATCCCGAGGGGCCGTCGCACTGGGTCCACAAGATTTGGTTCGAGGAAGCGTTCGATCCGGTGACGGGGCTGTGGGACGCGGACTACCACAAGATCCACGTTCCGATTGAGGAGAACGTGAAGAACCTGCCGCCGGGTTACATTGAGAATCTGGTCAAGCTGTACCGCAGCGATCCGGTGGAGGCCGCGCGGATGCTGCATGGCGAGTGGGTGGACCGGATCAGCGGCGATGCGCTGTTCGCGGACATCTTCGTCGCGGCCATCCATGTGCAACCGTCGCTGCCGACCTTGGAGCGGCTCCTGCCGGTGCCGGATTATCCCATCGTGGTCGGCATGGATCCCGGCGCGGCCAACAACGCGTTCTCCTTCCTGCAATGGATCCCGGTGGACGGGGAAATGAAGTGGGTGCTCTTCGATGAGATGGTCTACACCCAGCGGAAAATTCGCTATGACATCCTCGTTCCCTGCTTCCTGCGCCGCCTGAAGTTCTGGAACGACACGATCTATCCCGACGGCCAAAAGCACTTCGCGATCGTGTACATCGCGGACAGTTCCGCCTTCAACCAGTACCGCGCGAATCAGGGCAGTTTCGATGTGCTGGATTTCGAACGCATCGCCAACGAACCGCGGGGGACCAAGCCACCGCTGCACAAGCAGCTCGGACTGCAGAAAATGAAAGTGAACCAGGCGCCGAAGTTCCAGGGGTCGAAGATTGCCCGCACCCGCCGGGTGATGGACCTGCTGGGCGGAAACGCCCTGGTCATCTCCGCGGGGTGTCCGCGCCACATCGCGATGTTTCACAAGCTCGAGTCGGAACCGCAGAAAAAGAACCAGCCTTTCGATCCCGACCTGTCCATGACCCCGCGGCGCTCCGTCCATATCCACTGCTACGATTCGGTGTGTAACCCCATCCTCACCTCCGCCATTACCCCGCAACTGCTGACCCCACCGCCGCCTTCCACGCAGGAGATGTTCCGGATTGGGTCTTGACTGGGGATTTTGTTACCTAAAAAGCAGGGTACATGGACCCTAAAACGCAGCAGCTCGTGATCGATCTCGAGCGCAACGAGGACCTGGCCAAGCTGGTGGCGGACCTCGAACCGGGTGACACGTTGAACGCGACGCTCTCGATCGTGGCGAAAAACGACAGCTCTCTCACCGTGGAAATTGAAGAGGTAACCGACGAAAGCGGCGACGATGGGGGCGACGAGGAGGAAGAAGAAAAGAAAGAGCCGTACGCGGAGGATGAAACGCCCGCGATGAAAGTCATGAATGGAAAGAGCGGTTAAACGACAGCTGCGTGGCCTGCATCCGACGTGGTTGCTGCCGAACCGGGGCAGTTCACTCGCGACCCCGGCCAGTCTCAATATCGACCTCCACTATGCGCGCCTTGGGATCAAAACTCGCTGGACATGGGAGCGTTTTATCCGGCTGGCCGGTTTCCTCAATTACACCCCGGCCGAACTGGCTTCCGTCATCTGCGTCAGTCACCGGACCATGCTGGTGTGCCAGAAGCAGAATCTGTTTTCCGGCGCCGCCGCCTTGCTGCTGACCATGCTCGAGGCGCGCGCGGCGGCCGACTACCTGCCCGATGTAATCAAAGACCCCTTTCAATTCCATGATACACCGCAAGGTTCTTGAGCACACCGGCTGCACCAGCGCTCGACTGCGGGAAATTTTCACGTCCACCAGCGGAGAGAACCAGAAGATCCGAAAGCGTTTCGAGGATCGGATCATGTCGCGCATCACCAGCGGGATTCAATCCTGCGCGAAAAACGCCCCCATCTGGCAGGCCGTCGACATCGCGATGGACTCGACGCCCATCCAGAAGGAAACGATTCCGCTGCTGCTCTGGGCCCAGGGCAAGATCACCAATCAGGCGCTCGTCCAGCAAATCAAGAACTGCGGCGCGGCCGCCGATTGTGTGCAGGAGGTGGAGGTCAAGGATGCGGCGGGAGTGGTGACCGGCCGGGAAATGAAAATCGACATGCCGCGCTTATATGAAGCGTCGATTAATCTCATCCGCTCCTACGTCACCCGCCGGCTCGCCTCGCAGACCTCGCGCTTTTCCAACCTCTGGCCCTACTTCAAATACGAACCGCGCGGACAGGACCTGGTGGCGAAACTGCGCGGCGACGCACTCTCGGAGCGGGTCGATGTGATGGCCAACCAGTACAACTACCGCCATTTTTTCCCGCAGACCTTCCGGCAGCACTTCATGTATTCGCGCTCCGTCGTCTTCCCGCGCTGCGCGTTCGATCGGGTGACCGGCTGGCGGGCGAAGGACATCACCCAACCGGTGGGCAAACTGGAAATCGAATCCTATACTGAGCGCGAGGGACTGGACCTGGTGGCGCCGCACATCAACCGGGTTGCCTGGGACCGCTCCGCCTCCCTGGCCAACATCAACTGCGATAACGGGCCGGGTCACATCTTCTACTGGGATCTCATTCCGTATCGCACGATTTTGGACGGCGATTACTACAACAAGAACGAGGTGGCGATCGGCGAAGAACTGTCCGACTGCTTCACCAAGTACGGTAATTTCTTCGGATATTATTTCGATCCGTGCGTGCTGAAGATGCCGGACATGAAAGTTGATCCCAGCGCCAGCAACGACCGCACGCGCAACACCGGGACCTACGGCATCGAGGAAAAGGACAAGGGCTGTTTGATCGTCCAGTATTTCGAGAAGATTAATCCGAAGCGGGAGTGCATCGCGGAGCTGCCGCTCGATGTGTGGGTCCGCTTCGGCGTCGCCGGCGATCGCACCGTGGTGTCCGCCGAATTCATGACTTCGATCCCGGCCGCTTACGGCGGACTCAACGAGAATGACGACCGGGAAGTGAATCCCAGCATGGCCACCGAACTGATGGCCTATCAGGACCAGCTCACGAATATCTTTTCGCAGCTGCTGATGAACATCCGCGCCGGGATGCTGCAAATCTGGGCCATCGATCAGGACGCGCTGGATGAGCCGATGAAGGAGCACATCAAGCGCACGCTGAAAGCGAAGGATTACTATAGCGAACCGCAGGCCTTCTTCTATTCGGGGGAGAAATTGCGCAGTCTCGGAATTTCGAATCCGGCGGACGCACCGAAGGCGTTCCTCTCGATCATCCAGGCACAGGTCCAGACCACGATCGATGTCTCGATGAAGGCGATTGGGCAACTGCTCGAGCTGGCGGACAAGCTCCTGATGATGTCACCGAACGAGACGGCGCAGCCCAATCCGCGCGAGGTCGCGGCCCGGGAGATCACCGAAATTTCCTCCTCCACCGACGCGATCAAGACCTTCGTCTCCGATGGCATCGACGAACAGCGCGCCGCGATGAAGCGCATGATCTACGAATCGCTGGTGTGCGAATCCACCTCCGAGATCAAGGTGCCCGTCATGGATCGGTATACCATTGATACGATCCGAGCGGCCGGATTCGAAGCCCAGGGGGAGTGGCGGCCGGGGGAAATCGTCCCGCTCAAGACCCCCATCATCGGCCAACCGCACAGCCTGGTCTACGAGTACTTCTACGACTCGCGCGACGGCGGCGACCGCCCACTCAACTCGCAAGGTGCGACCATCATGGGCACCCTGCTGGGTCAATTCATGCAGGTGCCGGAAATCGCGAAGGCCTTCGGGAAAAAACGGTTGTTCGAGTGGGCCAACGAGATTGCCCGGATGAGCGGGGCGCCGGCGGACCTGAAGCTCGAACTGGATGATCAGGAGTCGGACAAGATGGCGGGAGCGGGGACCGAGATGGAAGCCCGCATGGGGAAGATTGAGCAATTTCTGGAGAAGCTGATGGCCATGCAGCAGGGCGGCGAGGCTGGTCCGATCGCCGCCGCCGCGGCCGGAAGTGGCGCCGCCGCCGGCGAACAAGCCATCCCGATGCCCGTGCCCGAGCAGGATCTCCCGATGGAGACCAATCCCGCGGCGCTTTCCGCCGCGTAGTTTATGTCGAATGTAACTGCCATTCCCCCGGCGCCGCCGGCTGCTCCGCCGACTCCGCCCCCACCCGCTCCGCCTCCGACGCCGCCGCCTGGCGACGAGGCGATGGATGCGACGTTAAAACTGCTGTTCGATGCCGCCGATTCCGAGAAGACCGCCGCGGCCGCGCCCAAGGCCGATACCCCGGTCGGGAAGTCACTCGCGCAAGCGCTCGACGAACAAACCCCGGAGGAGAAAAACGGGACCGCTCCGCCCCCACCCGCCCCGGGTGACAAGAAGAAGGACGAAACCCCTCCGCCGCCTGCGCCTCCGGCGGAGAAGAAGGTAAAGGTTCGCCGGCGGGAGGAACCGACCCCTGCCCCGACCCCCGCGCCGGCCCCGGTCCCCGAGCCACCCAAGGCCAAGACCGAGGCGGAGCTGTTCGAGGAGGGTCTCCTCGAGGAAGAGCGCGATCAGCTGGAGCTGGCCCGTTTCGCCGAGGGCAAGGACCCGGCAAAATACAGGGGTTACGCCGCCAAGGTAACAACTTTCCTGAAGGAGCATCAGGCGTATCTCGAAAAGAATCCGAAGGCGGTGCAGGCTGGCACCGATGAGGCCGAGGCGTACGAGACCTGGCTCAAGACGCACAACGTCGCCCTGGCCCCGCGTGAAGCGAAGATTCTGGAGCGCGAGCTCATCACGGAAAGAGCCCGCCAGGAGACGATGAAGCAGACGGAGTCGCAGATGGCTGAACTCCACGACGACAACTTCCGGCGGGACGCCGAGCCGAAGATCAAGGCCGAGGCGGATGCCGCCTTCCACAAGCTCGCCCACGAAGCGGCTCCCGCCGAGTTCGTGAAGTTCGCCAAGGAGAAAGGCATTGAGGAGGCGAAGAAGGAGTACCCGACCGAGTACCGCATCACGACCAAGGTGCTGACCGAGACGGCCTCCGACATCGAGGAATTGCGCCGGCTGACCACGAAGAACCCCCGGACCGGCAACCCGCTGCGGCAGTACGATGGCGCCAATCCGCAGCATGTGCGCGTGCTCAAGTTCATGCGCGAGCAATGCACCTATTTCAAGAACGGGTCGCCCGACGAGAAACCCGAGCACAGGGCGGGGCGCCTGCGCATGCAAAATCAGGGCGGAAAAACCTTCATGACGCGGGACGAATTCTATTCGCTCCCGGCCGCGCAGCGGGAACTGCACTGGACCTTCACCCCGGATCAGATTATCGCCATGTCGATGGAGGCGGCCAAGCACCAGGTCGCCACGGAGGTGAAGAACGAATATGCCGCGCGCGAAGCGGAGGGCTGGGTGCGCAAGACTCCCGCCCCGGGAGCGGCCGCGACTCCGCCGCCGACCCCACCGCCATCGACCCCGCCTCCCCCGCCGCCGGCGCCAAGTCCACCCGGGACCCGACCGACCCCCATCCCGGCCGGCAACAATGGCAACGCCGATGGGCAGGAAGCGCCCGAGCGCGTCCTGAGTCTGATGATGGGTGACCCGATTGTCTGATCCCATTCCATCCGTTACCTCGCAGGGTTTCCCTGCCGTCTTCGTGGACCACGGCGAGCCGGGGGTACGCAACTACAACAGCGGTCTCTGCGTGAAGGACGGCGCGCGCTTTCTCGCCACGCGCCGCTTCAACCAGGACAAGTGGCGCTACGAGATCGTCATCAAGCAGCTCGGTGTGCTCGACCAGGCCGGATATTTCCAACTCCAGACGGCGACCCCGGTGCGCGTACTCGAGTTGCCCCGCCCGCACGGGCGTGAGTCGCACGAGGATGCCCGGCTTTTCTGGCATCGCGGCCGCCTGTATTGCGCCTACACCGAGGGCCAGTACTGGCAGCGCCCGTGGATCTCAGTCCAGAAGCTGGCGCTCCTGGGCGACGACTGGAGTGTCGAAAAGGTTTACACCATCGGGTATGGCGAGAACACCCTCACCCCGGAGAAAAACTGGATGTTCTTCTCCCATGAGGACCAGCTGCGTTTCGTCTACTCCATCGAACCGCATATCGTCGTGACGCTCGATGATGAGATGAACGTGCTGTGGGAGCATCGGACCCCTCGGACATCCGCTGTCCTACCCCTGCGCGGCGGCACTCCGCCCGTGCGCATCGACGATTACTACGTCACCTTCCCGCACTTTCACGAGCGGCACCCGACCCGGAAGCGGCGCTACGGTTTCGCCCTGCTCTGCTTCGAGGCGCGGCCGCCGTTCGCGGTCCTCGATGTTTCGGATCCGATCATCCGCGCGAGCGCCGAGGATGCGACTTTGCCCAATCCGATGTATCCGCACTGGGAACCGCTCGTCGTATTTCCGTGCGGCGCGCTCTATTCCGATGGTCTATGGCTGGTCGTCGCTGGCATCAATGACTCGTTCGATGCCCTCTTCGCTATCGACCCCCATGCAATCCGCCCCCGCCACCGACTACAGCAAGGTCCACAAAAAGAGGTTTCAGCTGAGCCTTGAATGGCTCAAGCCGTACCTGACCCCCGACAATCTCGTGCTCGAGCTGGGCGGGCCGTCTGAATTCACCGGCTATCTGCCGAGTCGCTACGCGACCGAGGGCGACCTGCGCTATCCGCTGCCGCACGCCGACAACTCGGTCGACGTCGTGCTCTGCATGGAAGTGATCGAGCACCTGGCTGACACCGATGGCCTGCATACCGAATGGCAGGGCGACGGGGTGCGCACGATGCTGAGTGAGTCCTGGCGGGTGCTGCGCCCGGGCGGCATCCTGTTCCTGACCACCCCGAATGCGGTCAGCATCACCGCGATTCACCACGCGCTCCGCCTGGCGCCGCCGATGATTTGGCGCCCGCACGTGCGCGAGTACGCGCCCTACGAACTGGACGAGCTCGTGCGCGCGGCCCGCTTCGAAATCTTCCGGCGCGAAACCCTGGACGTGTGGCGCAACGCCATCACTGACGACCAGCATCAACGCATCGCCCGGTTCATATATTACGCCGGCTATCCGACCCACCTGCGGGGCGAGGACATCTTTCTCTTGGCGCGAAAGCCGGATTTTACGGTTCGAGAAACCACGCCCAAAACGGGGCAGTTGGCACAAAGTTGAGGAAAATGAGGGTATTCCAGCGGGGGTAGGGGCCGGGCTGTTACACATCGTGAAGTGTAACAATTCAAACCCACCCTCCCCATGGCCCTAGCTCCTGCCTGTCTGCCCCGCATCGTCCCAGTCTCGTCCGCCTGCGGTTGTACCCTCACCGCCACCAATATCAAGGGACTTACCCCGAATGAAATGGAAGCGTTGGCGTTCAAGGAAACCGATCTAGCCCGGGTCGTGCTCAACGCCGCAGAAGCCAAGATCTTGGGCGTTCAGGAAAATGGAATAGCCACCTTTCTGCGCAGCACGATCAAGGACATCAAGCCGAAGCTGAACACGCAGAAGATCGATGAGCAGTCGATCGTGTTGCCTTACATCCAGCGCCTGCAGCGCTCGTACATCAACAGTAACTATTTCACGATCGAGGCGGGCGCCGCGAACCCCACCGCCGGAACGCCCCCGATGCCGGCCTCCGCCTGGGATGTCACCGTCAACCTCGGCAGCTCATGGCTCAAGAGCGACCTGCAGCAGATCGAGCGCTACTTCCGCCCGGGCAACACACTCATCATCCTGACGTGGGATACCGCCGCGGCGAAGAACGCGAAGACCCTGGTCTTCACGATTCTCGCGGCGGTCAACGCCGATGCCGGCGCCGTCGCGAAGGCGAAGATCACGCTGCAGCCGAACATCACCGACGCCGGGTTCCTCGCCCTGGCCAATGATGCCGCCGGCCGCGGGCGCTATCGTCCGACCTTCGGCGTCGCGCAGACCGGCGCCAACGACATCCACGATTATGAGTCCTGGTGCCATGAGCCCCCGGCGGATCTGAGCAAGAAGATCCTGATTAACTGGATACAGACCACCCGCACGAGTCGCTGCGTCGACGAGACGTACCTGCGGATTCTCGACCTGATCATGAAGGGGAAGGTCAATCCGTACCAGCAGGGCTTCGTGTGGTCGCCGATGGCGGAACAGAACAAGCGCAAGGCGATGCTCGAGGAGAATGACTGGATGCGCTCGGTCTTCTTCGGCCAGGCGATCAACGAATTCCAGACCCCCGAGACCTACGACCAATTACCCCAGGTCTTCGACGTGTCCGACACCACGTGCCCGCTGGAGTACAAGGCGCGCGCGCTCGGCTTCTTCCAGCTCCTGACCGATTGCAACCGGGTCGTGGATCTGAACGGCGGCGACCTGGACCTCGATTACATCTTCCAGCAGCTGTATTATCTCATGCGCCACCGCCAGGCGGACGGCGACAAGATCACCGTCATCGACTCGTTCACCGACCGCTGGACCTACGCGAAGATTTACGACGCGATGAGCCGGTATTATCGCGTGCGATACAATGTCGAGACGGTGCGCTACGCGAAGATCGGGGAGAAGATCACCCACGACGGGATGATCATGTTCAACTACGACAAGTACGACATCCCCGAAGTCGGAATCAGCTGGGCGGTCTTTCACGATCCGTTCTTCGATGATCACCTCGCGGCCTTCCCGACCACACCGACGGATTTCAAGCACCGGGGGCGCAACCTCTGGTTCCTGGATTTCTCCGACATGTCGATCGGGATCGGCAAGACGATGTCGGTCCGCCGGAAGACCCCGGACGAGGCAACGAACGCGCTGTACAACTGCGTCATCACCGCCAACCACAAAGAATTCAACCTCCGGAGCCAGAAGTGGACCGCGATGTTGGATCGCCCGCAGCGGCATCTGTTGATCCACAACTTCAGCGACAACTGCCCGAACGTGACCGCGCAATCCGATTGCGCCGACATCAGCTAAGTCGTCGACTCCGACGATGCGCTACTTCAGGACCTCGAACGCGAGTCGCCAGTATCGCGCTGGCGACCTCGCGGTGACGTTCGAGCCGTTGGAGAATGTGGGTGGCAACTGGTCCGGTCTGCTGGCGGTGGAGGATGACTCGGCCGCCAACAAGATCGTCGCGGCCAAGCATCCACAGATCGCCGAGATCACGGCAGAGGAGTACGAGGGCTTAAAAAAAAAGCCTCCGCAGCCCAGGCCCAGCTTGCAAGACTCGCGCCGGCCGCGGCAGGAGTCCACGCCGCAGCTCCGTGTTGCGGGCGATCGTCCTACGGCATCAGGTAAGAAGCCCGCACCGGCGCCGGCCCCTCCGGCGATCGAGTTGAAGTCGGCGAAGCTTGAGGTACCGGATGAGCTGAAGGAGATTGCACCCACTCCCAAACCGAAACCGAAACCGAAACCTCCGGTGAAACCTACGATGAAGGCCAAGCCGAAGTCCGCCCCCAAGCCCAAGTCCCACAAGAAATGACAGGCGCTGAGTTCAATTCCGAAGTCGAGGCCTTCCTTGACACGGACGCACAGCGGCGGGGACTTATAGCCTTCCGCGCGGCGTTCAAGCGCGCGGCGATCGCGGACCTGGCGGCCTACATCGATGAGTTCGCGGTGGGCAAACTCACCTTCGCGGACAATGAACAGACCCCGTTTGATACGGACTCGGCCGAGGCGGTCGCGGAGTTCCTGAAGTCGAAGCTCGCCCGCAATGTTGACCGGGATCTGCAACTTTCGCAGGCGCACTGGACCGATTACCTCGTGCTGCGCCGCCGGCTGTTCGTGCGACTGAAGGAAGCGCGGACCCCCGAGATCAACCCGTGGATCGGCAAGCCGTACACGATCATCTTGAACCTGCGGAAGGGGAGCATGCCGCAGCCCATCACCGGAGGAATCTGGTTCACGGTGAAAGCGTACAGGGGAGACCCCGATGAGTGCGCGATCGTCGTGCTCGAGCGCAATGCCGGCATACAGATTGTGGATGCTAACACCTCGAGGATCCGGATTAGTCTGGAAGCCTCGCACACCTCCAAGTTCATGGAGGGATGTGAATATTATTGGGACGTGCAGGTGGAGGATACTCCGCTGGCCATCCCGCTCCACGGTCTCCTCCTGGCGCGGAAACCGCCGGGCATCGGCAAAGCGCCCACGATCACATCGCACCCGGTGGGTGGTACGATCGCGATCGGCCAGGTCCTGACGGTCTCCGTGGTCGCCAAGGGCCATGGTCCTCCGCTCAGCTATCAATGT